CACCACTGGACTCAATGGTCAAATTGGCAACCCTGCACAGGCCACGGCCCTGGTATCAGACCTTGGTGAAATTGTGGGCGCAACTATCATCTACAAAGGCAACGGATATCTAGCACCGCCCTTGATTGAATTTGTGGGCAACGGTGCAGGTGCTCGAGCCACAGCCGATGTCAATTTGGCCACAGGCGAACTCACTGCTATCAACATCATTGACGGTGGCTCAGGTTATAGACCCATACCCCCCACAAACATACAGGCACAGATAGTGATTTCTACAGGAAGAGCGGAAAACATACTATATAGATAAATGCAATTTCAAAAAATCGTTGGGTTTGGCGACTCATGGATCTACGGCGATGAGCTCATGGATCCCAGCTATCAAGCAATCAACCCCAACGGTCACTACAGCGACGAACAAAATACCGACTACAGACTTAAAAATTGTTTTCTGGGCCAACTGGGCACGCACTACAACGTCCCAACCGAAAACTTTGGTATTCCAGGCGGCAGTCTCGACAGCACCATGTGGACATTTCAGTGGTGGCTGGATCATGAAACTGTGCCCTTGGATCAATGTTTGATATTGATTGGGTTGACCAACAGCGACAGAATCAGTCATTACAACCCCAATCATCAACACTACAGCAATGATCCACCCTGGAACAAATTTGTTCACAGCACCTGGGTAAATTTCGGAAGTTCGGTTGTGCCCGATGATTTTGCCACAATGATCAAATATCAAATGACCTTGACCAATTGTCGTGCATTGAATCAATTGAACTATCAACAAGCTGTGCTGTTCTTTGATGGCATTGCAGCCAGAAACAATCTCAATCTATTGCAATTCAATATCATGCCAGCTGAACGCCCTGTTGCCAATGCACCCACTTTGGCATGGCCAGACTTTGCTTGGACACTTTGGTTTAGGGATCATCCAGGAAATCAACGAAGAGAATTGATCTGCGCTCACGGTCATCCCAACGAAATTGGACACAGTCTTATCCGAGACCGCTTGATCACTCACATTGATTTGTGTTAAACTAGCAAGATGCTAGATATCTTTGGTTACTTGCCTGCGAAGCGTAAACAAACGCCTTCGGGCTGGATCAGCTTTAACTGCCCTTGTTGCAACGAAAAGCGCAGTCGTGGCGGAATCAAGACCAATGAGCAAGGCTGGAGTTATCACTGTTTCAACTGTGGATACACTGCCAGTTTTGTGTTGGGTAGAACACTGGGATACAAAGCAACAACTTTGTTGGAACGATTTGGAGTTCCTGAACAAGAAATAAATGCACTAAATTTAGAAAGTCTAAGACATCGTAGCATACATGGCATCCTGGATGATCGAGCTCGAGTTGCCAATACCATCGGCGACGTCAAGTTTGAGGAATCGGATGACTTTCCGCCTGCCAGCGAACTAATCACCCCCGACTTACCGCTGTATTGGAATTATCTTAGAGATAGATGTGTGCCCCCGGACTTTCCGGCAATGACAACCATTCGCACAGATGGTGTTAACTGGGTGCGACCGCATGTTACAATACCTTTTACCTACGATGGGAAAATTGTGGGATGGTGTGCTAGATTTTTGGACAACAAAGCACCCAAGTATATCAACCATACACAACCGGGCTATGTGTTTGGCACAGAGCTACAGAACGACAGTTGGCAATGTGTGATTGTGGTTGAAGGCATATTTGATGCACTGTGCATTGACGGCCTGGCAGTAATGCATAACACAATAAGCGATGCACAAGCCAGATTGATACGCAATCTTGGACGTGAAGTCATTGTTGTTCCCGATCACGACAAAGCCGGACTTGAGTTGATTGATCGTGCCCTGGAACTGGGGTGGTCAGTGAGCATACCCGATTGGCCCACAGATGTCAAGGACGTAAATGATGCAGTGGTAAAGTTTGGCAAATTAGCAACTTTGCTAACTATAATGCAATCTCGAGAAACCAGCCGAATCAAAATTGAACTAAGGAAGAAGAATCTTGCTAAAAGAATACAACGTTGAAGTTCAAAAATTGTTTTTAGAAATGATGTTGGAAGATGCACAGAGCTATGTGCGTGTTCAAAACATCTACAATCCTCAGAACTTTGACCGGAGCCTGCGCCCGGTGGCCGAGTTTATCAAAGAACACAGCGACAAACACAAGACGCTGCCGGATCGCACACAGATTTCTGCATCCACTGGCATCAAACTCAACTCAGTGCCCGAGCTCAATGAAGGACACTATGAGTGGTTCATGCAGGAGTTTGAGGGTTTTACCAAGCGTCAAGAACTAGAACGTGCGATTCTCAAGGCCGCAGACTTGTTGGAAAAAGGCGAATTTGAACCTGTGGAAAAACTGATCAAGGATGCTGTGCAAATTAGTTTGACCAAGGATCTAGGCACAGACTTTTGGATAGACCCAGAGGGCATGTTTGCCAAATATTTTGATGCGGGCGGACAGGTTAGCACAGGCTGGCCACAGCTGGATCGACTGCTGTATGGTGGATTCAGTCGCGGCGAACTCAACATTTTTGCCGGCGGATCGGGATCGGGCAAATCATTGGTCATGATGAACATTGCCTTGAACTGGGTGCAGCAGGGCTTGCATGGTGTTTATATCACGCTAGAACTTTCGGAAGAACTCACAGGTCTGCGAACAGCAGCCATGTTGACCAATATGAGCACTAAAGATATTCGTCGTGACAAAGAAACTGCGGCACTCAAAGTCAAATTGATAGGTAAGAAAGCAGGTAGCTATCGGGTGAAAGCAATGCCAGCACAAAGCAACATCAATGATATTCGTGCGTTCTTGAAAGAGTATCAAATTCAAACAGGACACCGGGTGGACTTTATGATGGTGGACTATTTGGACTTGTTGATGCCTGTGAGTGCCAAAGTCAGCCCCAATGACCTGTTTGTTAAAGACAAGTATGTGAGTGAAGAACTGCGTAACTTGGCCAAGGAACTGGGCATCTTACTTGTTACAGCTTCGCAGTTAAATCGATCAGCTGTAGAGGAGATTGAATTTGATCACAGTCACATTTCAGGTGGTATCTCTAAAATCAACACAGCAGACAATGTGTTTGGTATTTTTACAAGTCGGGCCATGAAAGAGCGCGGCAAGTATCAGATTCAATGTATGAAATCACGTAGTTCTACAGGCGTGGGCCAAAAGATTGATTTGGAATACAACATGGAAACCATGCGCATTACCGATGCGGGTGGCGACGAAGAAGGTTTCAGCAAAAAGCCCACTAGTTCGTTCATGGATCAAATCAAGGCCAAGTCAAATTTAAAGAGTGATGGCGCTGAAAAATTGCCCGGTGGGACACATGCCTGGGACAAGCCTCTGGCTCAATTTGATGATTCGGCCAAAGTAACTGCTGACGTGCAAAGTGCCAAATTAAAACAATTGTTGGGTCAAATTAAACAGTCATAACAATGCAAAATAAAAAATATTGTCCTAGGATATATCATGGGTTAACCCTATCTGAAATCAGTAATGCTAACATATCCTATTCGGTATGTTGTTGGGGAGAGCCTGTCAAGGACACAAGTATTAATTTTTACAATGAAAATTTCACCCAGTTAAGAAATATCAATCAAGCCGGGCAACTGCCGTTACCATATTGTCAAAAATGTAATGCACAAGAACAAACAAACAAAAAAAGTATGCGGTTGGGATATTTAGAAACACACGGACTTGAATCGTCTGAACCAGGGTTGCAATATCTTGATATTAATATTGATTATACATGTAATTTGGCCTGTGTAACTTGCGGCCCAGATCTTAGCACCACCTGGAGAAATGAATTAAAAATTAAAGGTATAAATGTTCGTCCACAGGTTGATAATTTTATTAAAACCCAACTAGGTACACTAGATTTTACTCAACTTAAAGAAATACGTCTCTGGGGCGGAGAACCGTTTTTAACTAATACGCATAAAGACATATTACAATATGTAGTAGATCGAGGCAATGCTCATAATATCAAATTAATGTATAACACCAATGGCACACAACTGATTGATGATAAAACTAAAAAATTAATTGAACAATTTAAATTTACTAGGATTAGTTTTAGCATCGACGGTATAGGAGAAAAATTTAATTATATTCGCTATCCTGCTAAATGGAATCAAGTTGAGCAAAATTTAATCTGGTGGAAAAATAATTTACCCCATAACAGTATGTTATCGTTGACGGTTACTGCCAGCATATTAAATGTTTTAGATCTTGACGAAGTAATTGAATGGTGCCGTGTTAATTTCAGTCAATCAGTATTTGGTGACCCGATTGAAATCTATGTCCATCAAGCATTTGGAATATACGGTCTAGAATTTATGTCGTCTGACATGGTGAATTATTTAAAATCATTGCCAAACTACAGTCAGCAATGGATACAACAATTAAACATATTAGGTAAACAAAATTTTAAATTAGACATTACCTTAGATGCGTTACGAGTGATAGACACCAGACGTAATTTAAATTTTGCCCAGGTTGCTCCTATTGCGGCTCGTCTATTAGGGTATCAAAAATAATTGCAAGTTCTGGTAGATAATTTTTTATATCAATTTTTTTAGCTCGATCTTGTTGTTGTATTTTGATATAATAGTCTTTGAGAGAAATTTCATTCCCGTTTTCAGGTATCCATAATTTGGCAAATGAATTATTAACTAGTAATTTTTTAATTTTTATCGGCATGGTGTCAAGGCTCAACCATGTTGGGAAACTAACAATATTATGATTATATCTTAACTTTTCAGCATTGAACCAATCAACAGTTTGTTGATAATACAATATATTTAACGAGCTTATTGTATATGAAATACTAATATTATTTGTGATTTGTTGAAATTTTTTAATATTATTACATACAACATTCCACTTTGCTGGCCACCGCAGGTATTCAAATACAGGACCAATTCCGTCAACGCTTATACAAATATTTAAATCTGTAAATTTTGATAGGATGTCAAGTTGGTAGTCATTGAGTAAGATGCTACCATTGGTTACTACTGATATAAAACAATCGGTATTGTTGTGTTCTATTAACAAGTTTAATATTTGAAAAGTTGCAGGATCAAAAAATGGTTCACCGCCCACAAACTCTATGTGTCGGGCTGTAGTATAATCAATGTTGACGTCAGATAATTTAATTTTAAATGTTAGGTGAGGAACTGTTCCCATTTTTCTTTCAATCTCAGCCCATTTAGATGATAGATAACTACTGCAAGTTACACAGGCTTGATTACAAAGGTTACTGGTTTGTATCTGATAAACAAGTGGATTAATCGTTTTTGTTTTACAATCTTCTTGAATTTTGTCTAAATCTCGATCAAGTTTGTAGTCCAAAAATTTGTTTTCGAACTGCCTTTTACTTTTCTGTCCGATTGATTCGACTTGCCAACATTTTGCACAAGCTGGTGATTTAATTCCAGCTAGTAAATCATGTTTAACTTGGGTAATGTTGGTATTTTTAGGTAGTAAACAACACGGAGTCATTGATGGCAAGTTTAAACCATACCAAGGCAAAACACAAAATGTATCCATGTTGTATTTACGGCAAGTATATGCTATGTTTAAATAAATAACAAAAAGGCCCTGAAGTCATGCAAAAGAAAACTCGCAGTTTGCTGGAAGAACTGGACTCAATGTATGTGGAACGCGACAAGCGACACATCATTGAAAATCGTGCATCCAATGTTATTACCAGTGCAATTCGTTTGCTTGAAGAAATAGATGCCACTTACACACCAGAACAAGCAGAAAACCTACATCGCAAATTGTTGAATGCTATCAAGCTGCGTGATCCGGGCAAATTTACCAGAACAGTGAGACGCACAGATGCAAATTCATGAACTAAATCAACCAAGAAAATCACAGGTCAATGAAATCAACTGGGGTAGCATGTTTAGTTCTGCACAGTTAGGTGCAGCTCAACAAGCAGCCACGCAAGCCGCAGCAGCCAAAAACGCAGAAAAATTGGCCAATCCTAATTGGATTAGAAGAGCACTGGGCAATCCAGCTTACACTGTAGGTGGATCCGTGGCTGATCCGGTGACTCTGCCGCAGTCTTTGCAAACAGTGATGCAGAATCCGGCTGTGCAACAAATGGTCAATAATTTAAAAGCACAATGGCAAGCACAGGCACCAACTGTGGTAAATGCTGCCAGGCGCAGAGCCACAGACACTGCACCAGCAGCACCTGCTGCTTCCAGCTCTGCACCAGCGGCATCTGCCGGCGCTGCAGACACGTCAGCAGTTGATACTCAACTGCAGGACGTAGAATCAGCATTTCAACGTTGGTCTGATTCTAAATTGGCCATTAGTCGCATTAACATGGACAGTATTCGTAGCAACCCTGCATACAAACAAGCTCTCAGCGACCAACTGACCAAAGTTGCTGTTCAAAGTCTTGCTGATCCAAAATCTCCAGCGACCACACAAGCAATCAACACATATTTTAACACAGCAATTGCAGCCATACAAGCAGAAGTCAAAAACAAAGAAACTGCGACCGCATCTGCATCAACTACCGCACAATCTGCTTCTGCTGCTGGTAGTGCCACACCCACTGATGCAGAAATACTGACTCTAGTTCAACAGCAGGGTGTTTCATTGACCAAAGCAGAATTAGAAAAACTAGGAAAAATAATGACCTCGGCCACTGGCAGCAATGTTGTTGGAAACACAGGCAATCCTGTGTTAAATGCCTTGGCTAGACTGGCAGGAATGAGAGTAACATAATGAAATTACTGGAAGGCGGAAATGTATTCAAGGATGCCAACGGTAATCCATTGACACAGCGTATCAACAAAGCTGATGTGCCTGCCACTGTTGCCTGGGTAGAAAAAGTTACAGGCCTGGATTTCACATCTGACGTGGATCCTGAAACCAAAACACCTCTCCGCTGGTTGGGATCAACTGGTAGAGCAGCAACATCTGGGGATTTGGATCTTGCAGTTGATGTCAATGAAGTAGACAAAGAACAACTGGCCGCCAAGCTCACACAGTTTATACAAAGTCAGGGCCAAGATCCACAAGAGTGGGTCAAAAAGGGCGGAGAAGTGCATCTCAGAGTGCCCATTGCTGGCAAACCTTCCAATGGATTTGTGCAAACAGATTTTATGTTTTTTTCCAACTTGGACTGGGGAGTATTTTACTACGCCGGTGGCGAAGACAGTGCCTACAAAGGCATGAATCGTAATGTGCTGATGAGCTCCATTGCCAAGCAACTGGGACTCAAAGTTGGAGCCAATGGCATGTTCAGCAGAGCTACCAATCAACTAGTGCCCAATGGCATGGATCCTGACTATGTGGCACAAACACTGTTGGGACCCACTGCCACAAGAAAGAATCTCAAAAACGTAGAAAGTATCTACGCCACATTGGCCACGGACCAGCAACGAGATGCCAAGCTGGCAGACTTCCGAGAATACTTAAAGCGCGAAGGACTTAACGAACCCATGCTGAGAGAAGACGATGTTGGGTTTCTGGGTCGACTGCGTGATAGAATTGTGAATCAAGGCATGTATGCGTTGATTGAGCATGAACAAAAACAACATCTAGCGGAAGCCAAAAATCCTCGCATACCTTATATCGAAGACCTGGTGTTTCAAAAAGGACTTGCAGGTGTTCGTGAAGCCTTGGACATTATCAAACAAACTGCTGAGAACACCAAGCAATATGCCACCATCAAGTGGGACGGTAGTCCAGCTGTGATCTTTGGGCGTAACGATGCCGGAGAATTTGTGCTCACAGACAAAGCCGGAGCCACTGCTGTGGGTTATGAAGGTCTGGCTCGTAGTCCTGAACAAATTGCCGCAATCATGGCTCAGCGTGATCAAACAGCAGCAGCCAAAGGTAACAAAGCTGATAGAGTTCAAAAGTTGTTGCCCATGTATCAAGAACTATGGCCTTACCTAGAAGCAGCCACACCCAAAAACTTTCGCGGATATTTCAAAGGAGACATGCTCTACAGTTCAACTGATCCTGTACAAGCAAACGCTGGCCTCTTGTTGTTCCAGCCCAACAAAATGGGCGGTATTCCATATAGAATTCCTGAAAACAGTCCGCTGGGACAAAAAATCAAAGACAGCAAAATTGGTCTAGCTATACACACCTACATGGATAATCCCACAGGCGTTGAACAGCCAGTCACAGATCCTGAATCCAAGTTAAAAAAAGTGCCTGGGCTCATGGTCACAGGTGCCACAGTAGACACTTTACAAAATCTCAAACTCGATAGAAAAATCATGAGCGAGTTGGCCAGTTATGCTCGTGGTGAAAATGCAAAGGCACTGCAAGGTCTTCTCAATCCTGCAGAACTGAGAGCATTACAGATCACAGACTTGCCAAGCTTGATGGAAGATTTTATCAACAGTCTTAAAGGCACAGACTATTCCAACGCAACCCCGCAGGCATTTGGCGAGTGGCTGAAGACCAAGGTCACCCCTCGCAAATATAACAACATTGTGGAATATCTACAGAGTCCTCGTAGCAATATCTTGGGCATGAGTGTTGCTTTTGCCATATGGAACAAGTTGCATGAATTAAAAATAGACCTACAGAAACAGCTGGATTTGCAACAGCCGGGACAGGAAGGCTGGGTGTTTAGCACCCCTGCAGGCCGTGCCAAGGTTGTGAGCAGAACCGCAGGCGGCTTTGCAGATCCTGCCCGTAAAGCCGCAGCTACGAAGTAATTTTTTGCCGTTTGGATAAATAAAAGTAGGCCTAATGAGGCCACTTACTTAGGAGATTTATTATGGCATTTTTCGCTCGCGCTAATGGTGATGCACAACCAGTATTTGCACTAGACACCCAGAACGGTCCTATTGCACCTTCAACATCCACAGCTGGTTCACCAGTTCAACCTCAAGGTCCAAAACTTGAGTTCTTCCGTTTCGTTGCTGCCAATACCATGGCTGCTCAACAAGGTGTAAATGGTTTTGTTTCTAACGCTCTACAAGCTATTCAGCAAACAACCACAGTTGCTATGTATCAAGTTGACGGCACCGCTCTAAGCGTTGCTGTTTACCCAGTTGGCGCATTTGCCAACACCACAGTTGCTTTGGCTGCTGCCAACGTGGCTGGTGTTGTTGGAACCAACCAGTTCAGCTCTTGCACCAACGCTGGCTTCAAGCTATCGACCTAATCAAATCATATTTGATGCAACAAACCCCGGAATTTCCGGGGTTTTTTGTTGGCGGTTAAATATCGTGCATCATGCAGATACAGTGCCGCACAATCTTTGACATCACAGAAACTGGAATCACAGGTCACTACAAGCCTCAGCGAGTTCCGTTTCTTGATCTTGCGGGTCACAATATTGTGGATCAATCCAGCTGGGACAGAGCTAGAAATCAACAAAGAAATTTGGAAACCATTGTTCAACTGCTGCAACTGCGAACACAGATATTCGACGTTTCCACACCAGTAAACCACAACAATTATTGGAATTTTTCATTTGCAGTGGAGTTTGAAGGCATATATCAACAGGATCAAGATCCGTTTGGCATACTCAAACAAGACT